ACTACCATAAATTCAAGGATAACTGGAAACGGATCTACTAAAACGATAACCAATTCCAGCGGCGCTGCTGCCAATATTATAGTTTTGGATCTCACGGCAATGGGAGCTTTAGACACGGCACGCGCGGCGTATTATTCAGATATACACGAAGCTGTTGTAGAAGATTGGATAGACCTTACCAATCAAGAGATATACGATGAAATAGCCGGCGAATATTTTGCTGTAAAAAGTGTAGGCTTTGACGAATTAGGTCATAAGCAGACGAGTATAAACGGAGAAACTTTCGACTTTGAACTCCACGCGTTAAATGGATATTGTGATTATGTAGATACAATAAGTGCGACTATAACAAAGAAAAATTACAGGGAGGATATTACAGTTGAATCCAACGCCGCGACTCTGAGTTATGCAGGATCGGGCGTAGCTGTTGTATTCAATTCCACAAACCTGTACATAGGGTCTGTATCTGGAACAACTTTAAGTGTTACCGCGGCTGATGGAGATTATACGGTAATATACACGCTGGACTCTTCGCAGTCTCAGTCGATAGATTTTCGCGCGGTATACCTGAATAACAACGCAGGTGCTTTATGGGACTCATCGTCTGAAGATTCAGAACTGGAAACTATCAGTCCTATAACAGTATTTTCGGTGTTAAAAGGCAGCGATTATTACGCGCAAGGTATGTTGCAGGACAGAAAGATAAAATCCATCATATCGTGTACAGTGTTTGACGGCGAAGAAAATACAGATGTTGCAGACGATGTGGAGATAGGTGACTATGGATTTACCATACCGGATACCACAGCGGACGTTATAGTCAATTACGAAGTTGAGCTTGACGATTCTTGCGCGTTTCCAGCATTTGAGTTATATATACCAGAAACAGTAAATTCTACTGTTAAAGCCAATATAGACAAGACGATAGAACTGAAACAGATAATACAGGTCAACAAGAGATTGCTCGATGTTTTAACCAAAGCCGTTCACAAGATTGGCGTAGAAGATGAATCGCGCGCCATATCTACACATCTGGAGACATCTTTCGACTCAAACAATTACAAACAAATACCAGATTTGACTATATACGGTCAGACTATACTGAACGAAGTCCCGCGTACAGAAAACTTTCACTCAGATACCGATGATGATGGAATGTCTGATTATTTTGTTGTTTCAGAAGAATTAGATTCTGAATTAAACAATGGGCAGAGAATATATGCAGAAGAAGTTACGCAAGCAGACGAACTAATATTTTCTCCAAATACGCAAACCGCTTCTGCTGAATTTGTCGCGTCGGAAGAAGTAAACGTAAACAGAATAGCGGGTGGTGTAGGAACATCGATAGGCACATACGAGTGGGAAGCAGGAGAGCCTGACTGGACAGTAACAGGCAGAACGTTAGTCAATCTTATACGTTCCGGCGAAGATGTTCCAGATGGAGAGGGTAGATACTTCAAGTCGGTGGACGGTAACACTTACATAGACCTTCTAAACGAAACCACAATCACTGGAGATAACACATACACGCTGGTTGAAAACTCAAGCGGATCTGCTGCGGATATAGCCGTGTACAACCTCACTGAAATGGGATATCTGACTGAACTCGAAGCAGACAGGGCAAATACTCTTGCGGGAGAAGTCCTGTACTCGGAAACTACTCTATGGGAGGACGTACCCGCTGCGTTAATAGTGCAGATGTTGACATATATACCACACTACACAAAAGAATACGAATCAATACTTACCAACACGGTAGATGGACATATAGTGTCACAAACATCTATGGACTTGCCTATCCTGTCCTTGCGTAGCAACTCGAACACAATAAATTCTGACGAGACAGGTACTAAAAAGGTATGGCTGGACGACTTTACGGACGCCACTTATACACATTTAGGTGAAGAGGGCGATTATGATTATGTTGAAGTCGAGGTAGATGCCGATGTTGCAGAAGAGGTAGAGGAGTTTGAAATCGGAGTTGTTTGGGACTACTCGTCAGATGATTCAGGATTGGACAGAAATATACAGGATATAGCACCGGAAGTTTTATGGGACTATTCATCAGATAGTTCAGGTTTAATCAGGAGGAACCTATGAGTATAAATTTCAATAAGATAAAGCCGTGGAGCGAAATGCTGCGGTGCAATCTGGCGGATGACGAAAACTCACCATCGGCATATTTCGGCGACAGTTGGTACAACGAGGACGGGTACAAGGACGATGGAACTACGCCCGTTCAGGTATATACGCAAATACCGATGTTCTATTACAGAAGGTACAAGGATATACCCGCTAGCGAAATGGGCAACGCCATAAGTTACAGACCAAAACCGGGATTCAAGCTGCATCCGACTTTCGATAGACCAGACGGCATAAAAACGAAGATATATGTAGGCTCGTTTCTAGCTAGTTTTTATGATGTGAGCAGAGACGAGTATTCAGACTATTATAAAGGTTATGCAACACCGAATACTGATGATGCTGGAGATTTTGACAGGGCTACACCAGTTGTAGCAGTCGTAGCAGAAGACTCTATAAATACAGTAGCGGGAAAGATAAGAGCTGCAACAAGTCAGTTTCCAAATTGGACATTAAGTGGTACAGATGCGGATGTCATATTTACCTGCAAAACAGCGGGCGCAAAAACCACTCCATCGCTTTCGACGGCTCAAGGTGTAACTTCTTCATGGGCTACGACTGTTGCGGGGGATGATACTACCGAGGCTGTATATACACTGACTATTACTGGTGCTGCTACTACATCCGGGAACATAACTGTAAATATCGATGGGTTTACAGGATTCGCACCAGATCCAACCGCTACTACTGGAGATTTACTATCTTCAGTAGCAGGATATTTTCCACTTTCAAAACTAACACGTGCGCAATTCAGACAGATGGCCAGAAACAGAGGTGCTAAGTTTTCTCTGGTAGATTACTCCACATGGACTGCTATACAACTTCTCCAGATGATAGAACTAGGATCACTGGATGGGCAGACTGCATTGGGTATGGGCGTAGTAAATAAAACTGGAGCTACATATTATAAAGCAGAAGCAACTGGTACTACTGCTTATACGTTAGAAAGCCCCAATTATGGAGAAGCATTAGGTTTACATCATATGATGTACCGTGGCATAGAAGATTTATGGGGAAACGTGTGGCAGTGGATAGATGGAATAAATATAAACTTCATTACTGTAAGTGCCACGGCTGATACTCCTATACCTTATTGGTGCAACGACATTACTTTATATTCAGATGATACAACTTCTAATTATGAGGATATGGGCATTGTGTTGAGTAGTCATCCACTCTCTGGAAATGGTTATATAAAAAACATACATGCTACTCCCGATTGGAGTTTTTTACCATCTGAGCATCAATCTAGCGCAGGATATTTTAGAGATTATTGGTATCCGAGTAGTACTGCTGGCTGGCGGGTTCTTCGTGGCGGTGGTCCTTGGACTTACGGCGGCTTCCTTGGGCCTTGGGCGATTTATGCGTATAGTTCGTCGGCTAGTGCCGGTTTGATTTATGGCGGGCGGCTCCTACGGGTTTGACGGTTTTGATCTTGATCTTGCTTTTTTGGTATTTGTAAATTGCAATTTTGGTTTGTACTAGCGTTTCTGGCGGGTTCTTCATGGCAGTGGAAATTGGAATAACAGCAGCATCAATGGGCCATGGACGATTAATGCGAATAATTCGTCAGCTAATACCAATTTGAATAATGGCAGGCAGCACCTTTGTGCATAATAATTTATATCTGTTTTCTAGTACAAACCGTACCTCTTGGTAAAACACAACAATCGCAAGTATCGTGCTGGTAGGTTGATTCTCGAACGATCGATATAAGCACAAAGGAGTTTTTATGAAACGATACGGATATTTATGGAAAGACATTATAGATTTTGACAACTTATTACTTGCGCACAATAACGCAAGAAAAGGCAAAACTTGGTACAAAGAAGTGAAAATGGTTGATTCAGATACATATTACTATATAGACAAAATATACCATATGCTGAATGACAGGACATACTCTGTATCTCCGTATAAAGTATTTATACACAATGATTCTGGAAAGGAGCGCATCATATCTAAATTACCATACTATCCAGACAGAATAATTCAATGGGCATTGATTCAAATTATAGAGCCAGTTTTTATAAACACATTCATAACCGATACATATTCTGCAATACCAGAACGAGGTGTGCATTATGGTTTGAATAGGTTACATCGTGCGCTTAATGATAAAGAAAACACAAAATACTGTCTGAAGTTGGACGTTAAAAAATACTACCAGTCTATTCCTCATGATATGTTGAAAAAGGCTTTACGCAAACTATTTAAAGACCCAGATTTGTTGTGGCTTTTAGATATCACGATAGACAGTGTTGGAGGAAATACAGGTATCCCGATAGGCAACTATACGAGTCAGTATTTTGGAAACTTCTACTTATCAGAATTAGATCACTATGTCAAGGAGAATAAAGACCATACATTTTATGCACGATATATGGACGATATAGTTGTTTTGCACCGAAATAAAAAATACCTGCACTATTTGTGCAAGGAGATAGCTTGGTATCTGACTTCTAAATTAGGATTGCATATGAAAGAAAATTGGCAGATATTTCCAACCTTCAAGCGTGGAATAGATTTTTTAGGGTACAGAAGTTTTGGTGATTACACACTGCTTCGGAAATCCACCACGAAAAAATTTAAAAATAAAATGAACAGGATCATGCTGAACAAGGATATAGGTGTTGAAAAGGAAAATTGTATTGCTAGTTATAATGGTTGGCTCAAGTGGTGTGATTCATTTAGATTGAAGAACAAATACTTGAGTCCTGCTATGGAGGTCTTATATGCTGACTACGTTTAAGATACATAAATCTGATTCAGGCTGGCCGGAGAGTTACGAACCTTCTTCAGATGAGATGAAGGCGTACTTTTTGGGCTGGCGATTATGTGACTCGACTGGTGCGCCCTATGTGTCAGGAGATAAATACTGGCACAAATGGACTGACCTGTCCGCTATTACTGCTACCTGTCCCACTACTTCGTATGTCGGGTCTGAAAGACATCTCGCTATTGTTGCGGACGATACTGGCGAGGCTGTATCCGTAAACTTCAGTAATCCATTCAGGATATTTCACGGTACTAATGTAGTAAGCACCGACACTATAAGCGAGATATCTCTGGAATGGACGGAGATAAAAGAAAGTATAGAGGACAGGCTGATAGCTGGACACAAGTACCTGGTATTCCTCGAAGGCAAGGCTAACGACACGGGTGTGCTAGACGCGACTTTAACAGTTACAAATGGAGTAGATAGTGTGAGCGCGGACGCGTGGACTGAAACAGACACGGATTTCGCGCGCAGATTCCTCACGTTCACACCTGAAACTGTTGCAGACTGGCAGCTTATGGTGATTACGGGCGATACCGCATCTACTCCTGTGGACTACACATTCAGAAATCTCGATATCATCGACCTGACTAATCTAGGTGAATTGAGCACACCGATGCAGGAAGTTTTCGACGCAACAGATTGGGCTGACCTCACCGACGAGCAACTGGAAGAATACTTCGACGAAGTTGGACATATAGACGTGGTTAAAGCTGTGGGTTACACATTCGACGGCGGACAGCGCGCGTTCAGCATAAGTAATTACGGTGAAACATTAGACTCTACCCCAATTTCAACTGTTGAAGTAGATACTGAACTTCATGGCTGGAACGGTATATACGATGAATTTAATAACGACACGAAAACTACGCGCGTCAAGAGACTGGAATTGCAGGACGCAACTGTTGGAGATATCACTAAGCTGGAAAGCTCTACAACAGTAGATATAAGCGAAATGACCTCGAGCGTAGCGTACCTACTTGACTGTAACGGCAAAATGTTGTCGGATATAGAACTTTTAGACTCGGATACAGGATTTTCAGGCATTACACCAGACGCGGACGACATAAAGAGATACTTCAACGGCTGGAAGTATATAGATGGTGCGGATTACAGTCCTATAGGCTATATCGGGGATTCCGTGGACTCGGCGACTGCGCTGGCTAGCCTTGTCACGGATATATATCCCGATGCAGACTGGAGGCCGTGGACGTATATATATCAGTTGGACGAGGAAGAAACAGAGACAATCTATGCGTCTGGTGCGCTGGAATCTTACCCGGGAACAAATTACATAACGTCAGATGATGTACTTTCTGCCGATATAGATATAGACAGTAATCCTGAACTGGTAAGCAGCGTAATAGAAATAGTAGATTTGGTAAAAGCAAGGATAGAAAGTATTAAATCCAGGATAGAAGCATTGGAGGAAGCATAATGCCTAAATATACTAATAATACAGGTGCGGTTGTTTCTATAAACGGTATAGTTATGGGCATAGGCGAAACGCGCGATTTTCCTTATTACTTTTACAGGGAAGACGTGGATATACAGGCTTATGATGAAGCATCTACCGTTCCTGTAAATACGTTGCCAAATTCTGGCTTGCATGAATTGACTGCGGAAGAAGAGGTTACTATATCTACTTTTGTAGATGGGGCAACTGTAGAGCCTTACGTAAATAATTTGGGTAATGTTGAATATTACGTTGGTTGTGATGCAGGGACGATACAGTTCTATTTTAATGGTGATGTTACTGACTACGCGCAACTTTCCGCAGGACTGGCAGAATACGGCACGATACCGGCGGTAGATGTCGGCTCTATAACTGTTGTGGCGGTAGAGGACGCGATTGTGAGGTTTTACGTAAGAAACGTTTGAATATTAAATAGTAAGGGGTGTTAGTCTTGCTTGTTTTTGAATCGGATATACTGGACTGGGCGGAGAATTACGATGTCAATTACTACATAGACCCTTGTTTTCTTCTGTCAATAGCGCGCAAGGAGTCCAGTCTTTATAGCGACGCGTTGTCTAAAGCCGGAGCACAGGGATTGATGCAGTTTATGCCTATAACGGTGAAGGATTTGTGCGAAAGGTTCAAGTTTTGCTTCGACCCTTTTGACCCGAAGAAATCCGTGCAGGCATCTAAAATATACATAAAGTGGCTGTACCAGAGGTTTCCTGAGAACATATACGCGCCTTTGCTTTTCTGGATGAACGATAAAACAATTCACACTATAGACGACCTTGTGCTTGCCGCGTGGAATTGGGGCGTAGGAAACGTGATACGCTGGTGCTATGGAAGCTCGGTTAAGAGGATAGCTGAAGTTTTTAACGGCAATTTCAAGCTAGTGGAATTGAGGAAATATAATACAATGCCAGATGAGACTAAGCGTTTCGTGTCTACTGTCAATAAATACTGGAACGGCTACAAAAAAGAATAGCGCCCAGATCGGGCGCTTTTTCTAAAAGAACATTACAGGTACAGCTCCTATTAACCCTCCAAGAAATGTGCACCAGAAATCTGCCGCTTCGGGCGTGCCTTTTCCTGTCATGTCTCTGACTTCTTTCCATATACCTGCTATACACGCGAGTATTGCGCCAAGAAATCCAGATCCGACTCCATTAGCGAAAAACTTAAGGTTGTGAAATACACCTCTTAGCGCAAAGTAAAATACCATGCTGAAAAAGAACGATATAAGGAACCCTACTATCAGGTGTAGCTTCTTATCCATGGCCATTATTTGCCCTCAACTTTCTGTTCTCTTCCTCTAGTTTTTCTATCTTCATTTCAAGCTCTGCAACCTTTCTTTCGATAATCGGCGCGGCTAATGACAACGCGCTGTCTATGGAATTTACCGCTGCCGTAGAACTTCTAATTATCGCGTTAAACGCTTTCTTTATCTCTTCTATTTCGTTCAATGTACACCTCGTAAACCTTTATGGATTTAATTGTTGAAAATAAATCTGTACAGCTTAAAACTCGATAACGAAAGACGGTTTCCAGGAAGGACTTTTATCTCCAGACTGGAATGCTTGCAGTTCCCACAAATTAGCGTCCCACTGGTTGCCTGTTTTGATTACAGAATAAAGCGCGAAAAACGGATACGTGAGACTGACTATCGGTCCAAACAATGCGTGTTGCGCATAGTGTGTATATTCGTGGTTCAAGACTACGTTTAGACCTTGTTCGGTATTAGATTCCCATATCCATTCGTCCATGACTATGAAAGGGCCGAAACTAAAAGCTCCGTAATGGTTATCTGCAACTATTATTATCGGATCAAACATCCAGGAGTACGCCCACGACGCGGCATATACGGCTATACAGACACCTATGCAAACTTTTACTGGTTTAGGAATAGAGTTGAAAAATTCTGTTATTGTGCTTAATCCAATACAAGACACCAAAACAAATATCATGAGTATCAAAATTGCGCGTTTCAAGTCATCACCTCTGAGTTAGAAATAACTAGAGATGATTTATTAACTCGGACTTGTTGCGCTTATTCCTCCAGAACCTATCCTTATCCATCCGGCAGAAGACCTGAAGAAGAAATAATCACCCTGGACAAAGAAGCTACCGACCGGCATACTTGCCGCGTCTTGCCCGGTACTGTAATTTATTTTGATTGGAGCATCTATGTCTAAGTAACCATAGCTTCCGTTATTGCTCAATTTTCTCAGAATTATAGAAGCTTCGTTCAAACTACCGCTTACATTTTTTGCGCCAAATCTAATTCCACTGTATTGGAATGTATAATCAGAACCGGCAGATGTGTTATTTACAGAAATAAGTTCAACATACGAACAAGGAACATATCCACTACTACTAACGTAAGTTGACATTGTAAACCTATTAGAATAAGAACCAGATGAGGCAGAATCGCTAAAAATAAAGTTGTTTTGATCGTTGATTCCTTTTATTGATACTCTTGATCGTCCTTCATCTATTCCGTAATCGGCCATACTCATATTTGCATCTTCGAATATTATTTCGTTGTCACCTGACCCCAAAACCAAATCTCCCTTTATATCTAAAGATGTTCCGTTCCACTTCAGATAGTTAGATGCCGATACAGCAGAAAATTTCCATGCTGAACTATTAAGGCCCATCCATATTCCGGTTCCCTCGTATGCGGATGCTCCTAGTTGTATCTGTGGAGTGCTGCCGGAAACAAGTTTTAAATTTCCGCTAGAAAGCGTAGTGGTATCAAAACTCCAGCCGGCTATTTTTGAAGTACCATCGTTTTTCAGCAGGAAAGTATGGTTACTTGTTTTTGTAAATGGATCGCCGTCAGCAGCCAACTTCAATCCCACTAGCCCGTTTTCGTCCATATATACGCCGGTAAAAAGAGAACTGCCATCTTTTTGCCCCGCGAATAGAACAGGAGACGCTATGTGCATGGAATTGATTTCTGTATATCCGTCCCATTCTTCCATCCAGTCAAACTTATCGTTCTTTAGATTAAGGACAAAAGGCGCGTAATAAGTGATGCCAGACAGCGTAATTTTTATAGTGAACGCGTAGCTGTTTGACAATCCGGGATTTGACGCGATAAGCGTGTTCATGTCCGAAGAACTTATGGTAAACGTTGCAACTCCCGAAGAAGTAGCGGCACTTTTTTCCGCTAATGGCCCGTTCATGTAGAACGTTCCTTCCTGTTTTTCTGTACCTTTATAAGCTGATACTGATACGGAAATACTAGAAGGCGACCATGCCCATGTACCATCAAGCTCATACGAAGAAGACGCGCTGGATGGATTTACAACTATCGATATAGAATCTTCTCCATTGTCTCCGTCTTCGCCATCATATACTATCGGCACTATTTCTTCGTCTATTACAGGATCGCCAGTACCGGTTCCATAGTGCAGTCTTAACCTCAACGCGACTGCTGTAGCTGGTATTGTAGCATCGAACAGGTATGAGCTTCCTGTGCCCCATTCATACGGAGAAAAAGAAGTCCAGGTAGATCCGTCTGTAGTGTATCTGATTTCAAAACAACCGCTGTAATTTGTAACCGCAGATGTGCCTGTTGCCTTTTTGCCGTACAAAGTAAACGACGCTGGCTCAAAAGAACCGTCACCGTACTTTTTGATAGCGGCTGGAGCTCCAGTCATCCAGTAAGAAGTGGCGCTGGCTCCTGTTGGCCCTGTTTCTCCAGTTACACCCTGCTTTGATTTGGTTACAGTAAACCTTTTGGTGATAGAAGTATATCCAGATTTTGCGGCAGTTATATCGACATATCCACTGTCTATAGTCATATTAGAAACAGAGACTATATTTTCGTTATCTACGTCTTGTGCAGCAGTTACACCAGTAAGCGGAGATATAGTAAAAGTCCAGTTGGATGTGTCGTCGGTTGTACCGTCAAACACATACATCGTGGTAACACAGCCTGTATATACACCGTTGTTTCCAGCCGAATCAGTAGCAACGACGTGGCTGTCATTGTCTAACGTGCCTATTATGTTGTTGTCGCCCGATTCTCCCTGCACGCCTTCTTTGCTTTTTGTGATGGTAAAATCTTTGACTATATCGGAAAATCCTGATCTTGTAGCAGTCATTCTCCAAACGGCAACATCGCTGCTAAACCCCGTTATGGTTATTGTGGCTGTATCTGTATCGTCTGCTGTAGATGTCCCTGACTGCAAAGTCCATGCAAAAGACCAGTTGGCGGAATCGTCAGTAGATCCGCGGTATATTTTGGCCGTGGAAACTGCTCCTGTAAAGTCTGGATTAGAACCGTCTGAGTCGCAGGGTATATTGTGCGATTCGTTGGTTAAAAGTCCAACTATTGAATTAGATCCTTCTTTGACTCTAACAATGGTTATTGAATCACTCAATCCACTTATGGAAACGGTTATTTTCACCAAGTCGCTTGCACCGAAGTTGGCTGCTGTAAGTGTTCTGGTACTCCCTGTTCCTGTTAGTGTAATGTCGTCATCAGCCTGATCTTTTGCTGTCCATGTGATGTCTCCTGACAGATTCTGGAGGAAAGCTTCCAGAGTAATATCGCCGGATGTGATAGTATCATCCTGATCTGCCTTGAAGATTTGAGAGCTAGCAGTCAGGTATATCAACTCTGCATCATTACCGGCAGGCCCTGTAGGTCCATCGTTAACGACAGGAACAACTTCTTCATCCAGAAGCGTAGTCGTCCCACCAGCAAGATATAATCTTCCTCTTATTGCCTTTACAGAAGAGGACGAAGGAGTATATGCCTTAGAAGCTTCATCGGCTAATGAAGTATATTCATCTGACCATATAGAACCGTCTTCGGTTTCTGCTATTATAAATCTGCCAGAATAGCTTGCTGGATCGTTAATGCCGGTCGCACTTTTGGCTGAAAATGTTATTGTCGAAGGAGTAAAAGCGCCTGCCTCGCTCTGTTTCAAAGCAACCGCATCGCTTATTATCCAGTAGGCAGTAGCGTCATCTCCATCTGCTCCAGTAACACCTTGCTTAGACTTAGATAGCACAAACCTCTTTGTTATTGAAGTATATCCTATCTTTTCGGCAGTTACGTCTACGTATCCGGTGTCTGCCGTCATACCAGTAACAGACACTGTGTTGTCTTCTATTGATGCGGTAACGCTTTCTGGTTTTGATATGCTGAATTCCCAGTTGACAGTATCGTCAGTAGTTCCTATAAACACACTCATAGAAGTTTCGCAACCAGTATACACGCCGTTCGCGCCATCTTCATCCGTTGGTATTACGTGGCTGTCGTTCGAAAGTACACCTACAACAGCATCGGCCCCGTCGTCTCCAGTAACTCCCTTTGCAGACTTTGACCACGTGAAGTCTTTTGTGCCTATTACGTCTCCACCTACTGTTTTTTTGACTGTGACAGTAACAGTACCTGACATAGTGCTGCTGTCTGGAATAGTGTAATCAAACGGGTTTGCCTTTTCAGTCTCGCCTACATACAGTGTGTGCGATGCAGTTACGTCCGTAGTCCCTCTATATACTTTAGCACCAATTGAAGCTGTCGAAGGAGTCGGAGAAGTGCCGTCGGTATTGGATGCAACTGTCTGGTGTTCGTTGGTCAGGAATATAGACAACGCGCTAGTGCCGTCACTTATAACAGGAACACTTACAGTATCTAGCAATTCCGTGAGATCAGAATCGAGATATATAGAGACTACGCTGGTGGATATGCTGTTTACCGTTACAGTTAATTGCGCACCACCTTCAACATCTGGATCTTCAGCAACTTCATCTAGCGTCCAATAAAGACCTGTGGCATTTGATGTGGTGTTGCCTATACTCTTCTTGGCGGTAAACACTACAGACGCGCTTTCGTCGCCATCGTATTCTTCGCTTTCAGGATCATATACTACTTTATCCTTGCTGGAAGTTAACCAGTAAACGGTAGCGTCGTCTCCTGTGTTTCCTGTGTCTCCTGTATCACCCTTAGACGAATAGGATATGGAAAGGTGTTCTGTGAAGGTTAATCCTTCGTATGTAGCTGTACATTCATAAAGAGCCGGCGCGTTTTGTGCGGAGGTATTTATTACTATGGTATCATCATTTGCTCCGGACGTGATTGATGTATTACCTTGTACCACAACACTCCATGCGAAAGTTGCTTCCATTTCTGTATCGTCTGAATTGCGTATTAACTTGGCCGTAGAACTTATGGACGCGGGAGATACGCTCGATAGGTCGTAATATACGCCAGCGTTGTCTGGCGAGAGTTCAAGCCTGTAACCGGATATGTTCTGTTGAGATTCTTCGTCCAGGTTTTCCCACTTTATTGCGCTGCCGTGGAATACTAAATCTGTGCCGTCAAACTCCATGCCCGTTGTGATATCGCCGCTTTCGTCAGTGACACCTACGACAAACTTGTACACGCCGGAATCTTTGCCTATAAAAACTCCTGTCGCACTAATTGTAGATGGAGTGAGAAGAGATCCAACGGCTATCTTTGGCACGGTAGAGTCTATTACTATACCTTCCATGTTCTCTTCTGTAGTAGTGTCGAGTATGAATATCTTGGAGTCCAGTTCTATGTTTTCTCCGTCGAAAGTTATATGCTGGAGCAAGCTTCCATCGGAATCTGTTTTGCCTATTATTAACTGGTAAGAGTCTCCTACCTTTCCCGCATATATACCTTCCGCGTTTTGCGTGGTGGGACTTATAAGTGAACCAATTGAAAGCTCGGGCACGGAAGAGTCTATGTTTATGCCGTCAGAACTCAACTTGAACCTGTGCGTATCAAGTACTATGTTTCCTTCGTCAAGGAATATGCTCGACCCTTCTATTGGCTCTCCTGTGGCCTCGTCATAAACTCTGACGTACATGTTTATGTTGTCGGCTATATCGAGTGCGCTTCTGAGGGTTGTGTGCATTTGTGTGGACGATACCGTTCCGAGTTGGTCTACGTTACCTACATTTATATAAGGTTGTCCATCGTCGTTATAAGCTATGAAGTCAACTGTGTTCCAGCCGAATATAGCAGACCCGTCTTTGACTCCGTTTATATAAATTGTACCTGTCTCGCCTGTGATTTCAGACGCGTCGAATCCTTCGTAGCTGAACACGCTCGACCTTGCAAGCAATATCCTTCCGGCAGTACCGGTAAACTCTGGCCCTGATTCAACGGACTTTGAAGTGTAATGCTTGCCTGTGACATTTGCGCGCAGGTTGTCAGAGACTATGTATTCACCTGAATCAACAAGATACTCTAATACTTCCCACCTGTTCAGGCCGCTTAAACCCTCTAGCAATTCAGGCGGTATGCCTTCGATTGTGCTTATAATATCGGCAGAGAAGGTCCATTCGCCAGATCTGCTCCTGCTTGCCAACACACATTCGTCTTCTATGTTTCCTTCGTAAACTGCCCATGCGGATTCTACCAGTTCGAAGTAGTTGTTCCAGTTGTCCATAGCAAGTTCTCTGAGGCCTCTGGTATCGAAGTCGTACACGAGGAAATACGCGGTCTTGCCTATCACGGAATAGTTTATGGACGTATCTTCCATGGTCTGGTATCTATCGAAGTAAGTAACGTAAACGTCGTCAAACCCCGATACAGGAGTGAACGACGCGGTTGTACCGTTGTCGGAAAACTGTCCTATGATAGATTTTATAACGCCTTTATCGTAGCTGTAGAATATGTTTTTCAACACATCGCGCGTTATGTTCAGGCCGTTTTCGTCGAAGGTAATCTGTGCGTCTGTAGTGCCTATCACTATACCGTCTGAAGACGCACTGAATATAATACCCGAGTCATCGCTTACCTGTATTATACCTGAAGAGTCCAGCACTATCTTTTCATTTACAGATGTGATAGTCTCCTCGCCTATAATCCACTTTGCTATGTGACCTTCCATGGACTCTATCTTTCCCGTAAGCGTTAAAACATCGTCCTCGAAAGTAAGGCTGCTGTCTCCGTTTCCAACGCAGAACTCGCCTGTGTCAAGCCAGTAATTGTTGGCGTTTATATCTATACCGTTGTAGTCTCCGAGATCTCCCATTTCAACGCCGCCAGCCTGTACTTTACCCATAAACACACCGCGCGTGGCAACAAGAGTACCGCTAAGACGCAGAACTCCGTTGTCGTATATCACGTAGTCTTCGGTCATAGAATTGCCTATGGTGAGAACGTTGCTTTGAGCGCCGTACGAAAAAGCGTCCTTCAACCTCAAGTCGCCACGGTAATCAAGGTAATACCGTTCCTCTTCTATGTCGTCATACGTGAGGCTTTCAAAATTCTCTCCGGCTTCCGCGTCATATGGTCTGGTTACTTTTACGGTCATGGTGCCGGCCTTGTTCAACTCGAAGAAGGCCTTCCTGTTTTCTACGCCTATGTTTGCCTCTGTCATAAGGCCAGTCTGAGAAAGGTCGAATCCTCCGATATTGCCTTCGTACGCCCATATGTCGCCTGTAAACGTGCCATTGCCTTCTATGTATAATTCCGTGTTGTCCCAAACAAGCTTGTCCGCTATGTTGAACGTAGGTATTCCGTCAAGAAATCCCATGAACATCTTCACGCCGGTATCGCTTTCAAACTCGAGAAGCATATCGTCTGCGCTCAACTCTATCTTGTTCCCGTCATGCTCGGATCTTATGACCCCGGCTGTGAGAGTACCCATGTCCGCGTTTATGGCAGACAGGTCGAATACGCTTATCTTGTTTGCGGTTATAGAGTTGGTCAGTATCATGCCGCCGTCTATGAGCGTTCTGTCGGAATCTATAACGTACTCTTCCTTGTGGCCGTAGTCGCAAGAGTACGTGAAGTCCGTCATCCTGCTTGTGGAGTCGAGATACACTCCAACTTCGGCTTCATAGAACCTGTTTATAAGCCTCGTGGAATAAACTGTTTCGCTGTTGGCCTTGAAGAATATGCTGTTGTCGCTGTACACTATGGACAGCTCGTAGTCTCCGGCATAGTTTTCAAGCGGCATGACGGAACCGGAATCGACGTACAGAATTCCATTTTCCTTGTAAATCTTGTACCTTGTGTCGTTTATCTCCGCGAACACGCCGTACACGTTTCCATTGAAAGTTGCAGTTATGTCCATGTAATTTCTGAACGGAAGACGTTTAACAACGCTTGCGACGCTTTCTATGTAACCGGTAAAAGGCGCGTCAGACCTGTACACGCTGTCCAGAAGGTATATGCTGTATCCAGACACTACAGGTACAGTTGTCTTTGCGGCTTCGTTGGTGATGGTTATTTCTCCGCCGTCTATTATTATATGGTCTCCGGTTTCATCACCTATCAAAGTCCTGCCTGTGTCCATATCTATCGTTATCTGGCCAAGTACAGTTTCTCCAGACGTGTAGAGCTGTATTATATCCGACGCGTGTTTTATGTAGTTTGTGCCTATGTCCCATCCTGCAAAGGTGACGCCCGTGCTGTCGGCAACGAATATGTCGGTGTCGTTGTGCCTTATTTGAAGGCCGTTAGCTTCGTCAAAGGTGAGTTGTGCGAGATTGACTCCTGCCGATCCTACAGTAAGACTGTTGGTAGTAACCGCGCCGTCTATAGACAGATCTGTACCGTCGAAAGAAAGTTTTACGTCCTCTCCAGATAAAACATTGAATGTTCCGTTTGTTATAGAAAGACCGTAGCTAAGATCTGACTGCAATCCAAGTCTTGCTATTTCAACGTCATCCTGAACCAGAGTTATACTGGGGTCTGCCGAGCTGAGTTTTATACCGGAATATTTTCCTTCGCTCTCCGTCAGTTTTTCTATAGTAGATTCTGTAGTTGTCCAGCCGGCTATATTTGAACCTTCCGTAGAAGTTATCGAGCCTTTTATAATAAGCTGGCCGGGAACTGTGGACCAGGTTATATAATTCGACGCGCTGCCTATGAACACGTTGCCTTCTGTATCTACCTCGAAAAACGCTTCGTCCTCGTTGAGGCCGAGTATTCCGCTTGCGTTTATCTTTATCCCGGTGATAACTCCGCCGTCGTTGACACCGGCAAAAAGGTCCGGCGTTACTATGTATTCGCCTTCTATTAGCGTCTGGTTGTTCCACCTTCTCAACCATTCGTAGTTGGTGTCTATTACTCTAAGGTCGAACACATACAGGAAAGGTACGTCCGAGTAATATGAAAGGACTTCTACTATGCACGTGGTGTCTGGCGCGTTTCTCTTTACGTCGCTGAAGTTTATGGTGACTGCCGCGGTGTTTCCTGTGGACGAAAACAACGTACCATCGCTCTTTAAGTACCTGTAATTAAAAGAATCGACGTACGTCTTTTCCCCACCTATGTATATTACCGGAATGAACGTTATACTTTCAGGCAAGTATGTAGAGCCGTATGTGCTTATCACGCCGCCGGAGGTGATTTCTATGGACGGATAACTGTTCTGCACGTTGTTCCACATGTCTATCTGTTCATCGGTTACGAATCTGTTGTCCTCGTCTGTAACTATCATGCTCGCAGGATGGGTATCTGGATGCGAGTAAGGCGCTGTAGATACCCACGCTTCGCCGCTCCAACCTAGCAGGTTGCCTATAGTGGCTTCTGTTGGTATAGCGTCTAACACGGATTGGTTTTCGTGCGTGTGTATGTAGCCCACAAGGTTTGTAGGAATGTCTGTAAGGCTGTCCCAGTGGACATTTGCCGTTCCGGTGCTTAAGGCAGTCTGCGTGTAGTAGTTTTCTGCCACCCAATCTGTAGTCGCAAGAGATGAAACGTCGAGAGACCCGTCTGTTATTACGAGGTCGTCCCCTATGTAGAGTCCGTCTTCGTTTATGGTTATGGAGACTGAAGAGTTTTCGTCGGTTATAACCAGACCGTCTGTGTCGGAATATATAGTCGCGGTGTTTACAAGAGGATTATCGCCCTCTATTCTAGAGTACAGTTTTATGCCGGAACCACCAAGGATCGAAGGTTTTGTCATGAGGCCGTACGTGTCTTCGATTGTTAGGCTGTCCATCGTTACATCTTCAAAAGAAGGAGCGAGAGGCAGGCTTACGGTTATTTCTGTTATATCGCTGGTAAGACTGAGATCTGTGGCCGTGCTCGTGACGTCGCCTTTTATCTGTATCTTGGGAGTTGGTATGTTGTCCAGTTTAGACCAGTCGAGCGAATTTATAGCGCCGCCGTCGTGCGTGTGCCCTTCGAGAGATATAGCTGCTTCGGAACCCAAATTACCGGCTACCCATTCTTTTTCTGATTCGTCCCAATATATAGCGCCTTTGTCCGTTACTCCGGCCTCTATAGAGGAACCGGCAGAAACCAACTTGAGGCTACCGGTGAGCGACGCGTCCAGCGCCATTATTCCAACGTAATCTATACCGCGCGTAAAGCTTGCGTATTCTCCGGACGATATGGTTATTTTGCCTAACGCGGCGTCTGAATCTATCGTGAATGAACCGTGTGTGGTTCCTGCTATGTCGGTGTTCACTATCTGTATCAAAGTTGCGCCTGCGGAATCTATAACGAACGCCGGATTTGCCAGGTCTCCGCCTTCTATGTGCCCGTCGGCATAGATTCTAAGCAGCCCGAATTGTGCTACAACTACTTCATCTGGATCGGTAGTATATTCCGCGGAATCAAGGTACATAGACTCGTCTGTAGACTTTAATTTAGTGTCAGATACTATCCAGCCGGCTATACTCGATTCGTCAGAAGCGGTTATTTTACCCTGGACTACAAGGCCGTCTTCAGCGTTGTAATACATGGAATCGTTTGCAAACGAGAAGGAACCGTCGTCAAGGTCTATCCAGCTAACGTCGTCCACAGACGCTATTGTTCCAGTCTGTATCCTGTTTCCGTGGATAATTGTAGTCGCATCTTCGCCTTCGTTTATGAACGTTACTATGCCAGTTATATCGATATTATCCGCGTCTATTGTTATATATCCAGTTTCCGCTATTGACGTAATGGCTATTTTGGCGTTCTCTACAGCTTCTCCGTCGGAATCGTATGCGCCGACTTTGAGTTCTATTGCCGACGCGTTTTGGCCTATGGCAGAATAAACGCTTTCCTGATCTGAGCTGTAACTTTCGACGATGCTACTTATATCGGTAGGAGTTACCGTGAATTCAGACTGCCAGCTCTCTATATCTCCTATGTCACTGTTGACGGAGCTAAACCTCGAAGACACGGATACCTCGTTGGCCTTCAGGTCTAGTTCGGACTTGAACTTCTGGTAGTTGACTAATTCCCTGTTGCAGAGGACGGTGAATGTACTACCGTTTATGCTGTACTCGTCTTCGTTGTTTTCAAATGACGCCAGCTTATGGAAATACGGACGCGTGGATCGCGCGGCATATCCGTCTGATGCAGGAATATCCACCCAACCCGCGGAAGTATCTTGCTGCAACTGTATGGAGCCTTCTATTTCCTCTTCCTTTGCTATGAACAGGTAATCGGAAGTACCGTTTTCAGTCATGCCTATATCGGCAATAGGTTTTTCAGAATAACATAGGTATTTAACGCCAGTATCGTTGGTGTGAGAGTCTATATACTTCTTTGTTTCTTCTACAAGTGTCAAGTTGGGCGCTATGAGAGAATACTGCGAGCCGGCTGTCGTGTCTGGATTACCTTCTATGTCTATTGGATACAGAGATATCCTGTTGTTGTAAACAGTTGACACGTCAGACTGGTTGGGCAGGAACGTGCCGACAAAAACCGTGGAGTCTCCGAGCCTTTCGAACTGACTCATTATGGCCTGAAGACTTATTACATCGGACTCTACGGTTAACATGGACTCGTTTAGCGTGGTTATATCTTCCGTGTTGTCTTCAACGCTGGAATAAAGTACGTCAAGCTGTTCGGCGTTGAACTCTATCATAGCGTACAGATTCTGGCCGCCACCGAGACTGTTTATCCCGGTCTTGGTCATAACTATACTCATATCTGATTCTAGTGACAACGTTCTGGACAGTAAGTTTCTAAGACTTATCTCTATAACAGGGACGAGGTATTTGAGTGTGTTTGCCTTTATAGTCTTGCCGTTGAATTTGAACGAGGCTACAACTATCGCGCCTTCTGGAAGTGTTCCTTCCTCTCTGTTGTAAGTTTCCGGTATTATATAGTAGCCCTCAGTGTTCTCGTAATACCACTTGTTGTCTATGATTCTTCCAACAAAGAGGTTGATATCGGAATCCGACGCCGAAGTTATGCCGTAACTTTCCTTCGCGTATCTTGTGAAGACAAGGTAAGACGTGTCAGCATGCGCGCCGAAAGAGTACACGTTTCTGGTCGTGTTGAACGTGAAGAAATCGCCGCCGTCAAGAGTCAGCATGGCAGGTTTAGTGTAATCGACCACTCCGCTGTCGTCTATTCCTCTCACGGCAATTAGACCGTTGGAAGATGTTCCGGCGTAATTCCTGTTGGTCATTATAGTACCGATGAAGGTGTTGCCGCTGGTGAGGTTTAGAAGTTGCGCAACGTAAAGCTCTACTATGGCCTTTATCTGCTCGAATTCGGCTTCAGACGACGAGTTGCCTATATCGTACCATACGCCGTCTTTACTCACGTAGACTGTAGGTTCGCTTATACTTATAAACCAGTTTCCATCTGTGTGAGAAGGTATATCGGCTGAGCCTTGCGACTTGTTGGCGTATATTCCCTTGAATTTTAAAGCATAACGCGCGAAGGCGTTAAACTCCATCCTGTTCTCGTTTACAAGGTCGAGAAACAGGTCTTTTAGGTCAGACATAGAAATCTATCCTTTATATCATTAGAGTTATTCTGAATTGTATGTATCTGCCTACCGTTGGAGTGTTTGTGTTTTCCGGTATGGGCTCCCAGTCTTCTTCTGTTAATCCACCCCATTCTCCTGTTGCCGTTAAATACGATATGGGATCGGAATTAGAATCGGGCAACGTAGCTACAGCGGTCAATCCCGTGTCGCTGCTTGAGCATCTGTATTCTATTACCTGTGGCTCTTCTATATCTATGTCAACTCTTGCGCCAACTGTAGAAGCTATGTTTTCTACCCAGTTGAAATGCATACCTATCGGTGCCTTTTGCAGGTCGAGTATGGGGCTTGTCCACGTGCCGCTAGGATGGTAAGTGTCGTATTCTGAAGCCAAATCGAAATCTTCGCTTACACTTGGAGCAGATGATGTCTGCTTGTTGTCGGTAGTGGCGTATCTCCTCAACTTGAACGTGTCGCTGAGGCCAGACGCTATGGATATCTCTTCACCGGCCTTGGTCTTCATTTTCACATAAACTATATGGTCAACGTCAAGAAGAGTTTCGCTGTCCAGGTTAGAACTGTCCGTGCTATCTCTTACCCAGTACTCAAGCACGTGGTTATCGCTGGATACTACGGCGAATTCTTCAACAGCAATATCCGCGTCTGTGTCGAGAAGGTCGTCAAGCATGTCCTGTGTAATAGCGAAACTGCAAACTCCGGAGACCAGAGTTTCGAGCGTGTTGTTTGTTGCTTCCATTTCTATGTAAGGAAAATCACCCGGCACGTAAAGTTCCAGGTATCCGGAGTCGTTTACCCTTGTGCCAGAAAAGGTGCCTGTATTGAAAGTGGCGTTATCGCTGAAAGTAAGCGTGGTTGTTTCTATTGACATTTAATCACCTCTACAATAGATATAACTGAAACGAAGAGGCGAAAATTTAATACACGCTGTAGTCTGAACCGTACCTTATTATCATCGGTCGGCCTGCTACTTTTACAGAAGATAGGAAAGAATCGTCGTTGCCGGCCAGATTGCACAGTCTTATGTAATCGGCTTCGCTGTCTGCCGTTATCACTATGCCGTATATTCCGTTCTCGGCCATGAGCCTTGAATTACTCCATGTAGCAACTTTTTCGTCCGTTGTGTTGCCGTTGAACGACGTCGGTTTAATCGTGTAAGTTTTGTCTCCTGGCGCGGAAAGTTCGATGTTTCCAACGTTCCTGCCGTATGTGGAAGTTATGCTCGCGCCGTTGTAATACTTCACGTTGTAAATCCCCGTGTGCATAACGTTTGGTCTGAAGTCGCATGGTATTTCGTACCTCTTGACTATCGGCATATGAGTACCTATCCTTACACTGACTTTTATGTTGTCGGTGTTTGAGTTTATCATGGCGTATCCGTTGCGCGAGAAAGACTCCACGTGCGCATCGTCGCTGTCCACGTCTATTATGTCGCGCGCGTTTATGGAGTATATGTGGTTGGATATCCTCTTGGCAACCAGCTTAACCGTGTATTCGTTGTAGTCGTTGGCTACACTTATGCCTCCGACGTTCATGTTGGATATATGCACGAACCACGGACTGAATATATCTGATCTGTACAGTGATTGCAGCACGCTTTTCTTGTCCTGATCGGTTGTTACGTAATACTCGGAATTCAATCTGTAGTCGCCGTTGAAGTTCACCATGTAATCTTCTCCGTACAGTAAGGACGGCTCCAGTGAAAGCATAAGGCTTGATTTGCGCGAATTTCGCAGGTAAGGGTAAGGAGAATAGTTTACAGAGAAAGGTCCCTTGAGGTTAGTGTATATGGTTATGGCCTCGTAATCGCCCTCCAGAAAGTATTCCATGTCGCTTACAGTGTTGCCGTTTGTATCTACTATAGACACAGCCGCGCGCATCTCGTCTTTGCCGGCATACGAAAATGAAGGCAGCATCATCTTGTAGTACAGCGGGATACCAGTTGCGGGGTGAAGTTTATTCGTGGCCAGTATGTTGGGGAATGAAACTCTGTCCGTAAGCACTGACGACATATAAGTGGAATGGTTTTTATAGCATTCGAAGTTTATCATGTCCGAATTCGACGCGGAAGACGAGTACATGGCTATACCGTCGAGAGATGTATATTCCTTCTTCAAGTATTTCAAACGACATCAACTTCCAATCCTGCGTATATGTATTCGTATTGCGTAGCGTCTTCTCCAGTTATGTCGAATTCTATTCCAGAAGAAGGCAAAACATCGTACTCGAGACCGTTGGTGACGAAAACGTTCACAATGTAATGGCCTTCTATTTTATGCATGACAAACGGGCTTCCTGCTATCCTGAAGTCGTAAGTCTGAACCGAGCCGTCTATATCCACCCTTATATCAGCGTCGCATATGGCTATTCCTGTATCGTTCTCAACGTTGGTGAATATGTATATGTGGTCATCGTCGTGCATCTCTGCAACGCTAACTATGTAATCAGACGCGTCTATCTCCGGAACCAGTATGCACCATGGCAACCCTTCGGCCATATCGGAATTGTCGCTCTCAACACAGTTGGACTCGTCTATGGAATACCTTACAGTGCAACTGGTGTCTCTTGAGAAATATATCAGCAGCGCATCGTAGTCGAAAGAATAAAGAACGGTATCCGAGTCCACAAAATAAAGCCTTTCGTTCATGTGCATATTAGAATAGAACTCAGAACTCAAAGGCGAATAGTAGCAGTCGATCTCGATATCGCCGAAGTCTATGGTGGTTGCAGTAGAGGTTAGCGTTTCTTCCACGTATTCGGCGGAATAGTATTGCGCTATCTTCCCGGTTAGGTCTATTCCTGACACTACGTGCGTGTTGTACACTATGCACCATCTGTCCGTGTCTCCAACCGGCACTTTCAAATATCTTTCGTCGCCGTAAGGGAAGACTCCGTGGCTGGAAGGCCTCAGCGACAGGTATTGCGCGTTGGTGTCCTGTACCTCTTCTTCCTCGTAGCTATCTGACATGAGTACTTCATTTATGCCGTCGAAGTATATCGCTTTAGGTACTTTATCTCCTCTGGAATACACTCCAACCAGCCCTATTTTCCTTTCGGGATTGGAGTCAGACGCGCGCTGGAATGCCGTGGCGCTATAACCTGCGTAACTTTCGAAATCGGCGTATTTAACCTCTATATCTCCGTTAACCTCGTTATCCACAACGTAAGAATTTGTCGCGTCGTGAAAATCAGTGAACGGTTCAACCGTGGCGTTTATCTTGTGCGAATACAGCAACCTGTCTATAGAATCGTTGTCGTGAAACGCGTTTGAAGTTAATGCCCTTATGGACTCGACATAATGAGGGCCGCTGCGTTCTCCGTTTGACCTGAACATTCCGAACATCTGGAATATGTCATCGTAGTAATTCCACAACATAGTTTCCTGCACGTCTATGCTAGATCCGTTGACGCTTATAGAATCGAACGAGTCCAGAACGTACAGGAAGCCGTCTATTATGTCGTAGTAATCGAATCTGGCTATGTACAGGTTAGCCGAAGTATCCCACGTTATAAAACCGTTAGGCACTATTTTAAGACCTGCTCCAGATGTGGTTACTGGTATTGCTTCACAGTAAACGTTTGCGCGCGCTTTGTCTGGAACGGTAAAGTGGTAGAGGCCTGAATCTGTAAGTATGAACACGTCGTTGTCAACAACGTCGAATCCTTTAAAACCTGAAACGGGCAATTCCGTCGTGGAATCCAGCACTTTCCATATGGTCTTTATGTCGCCGAATCTATCTGTGAACCCTACAATAGCCGACCTCGATTCGTCGTAATAAAACGCGTACGCGGACATCTCCGTGCCGTCGTTGACGTATTTGTTGAAGTATCTGTTTCCGGACACGGTGAACGAAGTGTCGTATGAATCGTAGAAAGTGTATCTAGTAGGCTCGACAACATCTAGCAATCCGCGCGATATATCTACCCCGTCAACACCTTCAGTACCCGTCATTGACGTTACATCTACAGAGTACACATAAGCCATGGATATATCAGGAGACGCCCATTTTATTAGTCTGCCTTCGCGCGCCTTCCTCAACT